AAAACAATAGAATCCAAAACCGGGGACGTAGCCGTAATGAACAAAGTGCTGGCGCTTGAGCTTTAGGTCGTCGTCCGGGTTCCAGTTCCGCTTGATGGCCAGGACTTTGGTGCTGTGCTTCTCAATAGTAATGACATATGGAAGGCCGATGCCCGTTGGGTTGCCTTCTTCATCCTTGTCTTCATATCCTTTGAGGTCAATGGTGACGTGCATCTCAAGGATCTTGAATCGGTCATCACTGCTGGCTCGAAACCCCATCCTCTCGGCAATCTTTTTCTCAACGTCGTCAAACGTATCGGTTGGATCACCCAGATCAATGTCCCGATAGAAGCCGCTTACTTGCAGCTTCCTCATCTCGTTCTCTGTTTTGCGCATCACATGGGTCACGCGCTCCGCAGTCTCAAGGCTTGAAGCACCATAGGGCACTACGATGTCCTCGGCAGGAACAAATACCGCCGTTTGCCGTCCGATGCTCGGGTCGTAATAGACCTTTTTGAATGCGTTGCCCGCCAGACCCAAGCCCCACAACAGCCGTTCATGCTCCGGCCTGTACTCCGGCATCCGCTCGGTCAGTTGATAGTTCATGTCGTCTTTGACGCGCGTGGCTGCGTCTCGCGTTTCACTATCTTCCTTGCCGATGACTTGTGTTTTAACCGGACCTTGGGCAGGAAACGTCTCCATAATGGTTTCAGACTGGAACTTGACCAGTGCTTCCGCCAAAAGGGGGTGATACACACCGCACGCACCTGGCCATGGCTCCGTTCGATCTTCGAGCTTCATGCCAAGCAGCTGGATGCCGTCTACATACGTTTGTATCCAGTCTTTCCTGCTGTCTACGTCGGACTGGTAGTCGGATAGCAGTTCGGTGGCCAACTCTGTCAGTTCATCATCTGGCATGTACTCGGCCAAGTTAGCGTCAAAGTCCTCCGCTGTTTCCGGCTCGGGTTCCAGAATGATTTCCATGTCGCCCGCCTTGATGGCAACCGACTCGGGGTCTTCAATCTCAATCTCAATCGGTTCCACGTCCTCAATGGGAGTGTCCTGATAGAGTGCTTTATCGATTGCCATGTTTTATCCTTAGTAATAAACCGGCTTGCGTCGAAATGACTTTACGTCTTCGTCTTCGTCCAGGTCGGTTTTGATGTATCCGCCTTTGCGAAAACGCATCAGTGCCAGCGAAACGGTATCTACATAGTCATCGTGTTCGCCAGATGGGAATGATGCTACCTCATCCATCACTTCTTCTGCCCAATTTGTGTTGGGCGCCCACACCCTCCCGGAGGCAAACAGGTCCGACACCGCATTTAGCCGAGTGATCTTATCGTTACCCCTGACTGGCGTAAATTCCTGCACGGGGATGCCCATGGCTCTTAGTTCATAGATGAGCGGCGCCCCGCTGGCTTTCTTTTCAATGATCGTACTGTCTGGCTCCCACTGCTCGGTCAGCCGCAAAACCATTTTTTTCAGTTCCGGGAACTCTACCCTATCTCTAACAGCGTTAAGCAAGATGATGTTGGCCTGTTCTCGTCCCGTATCGTCTGGGTGGTAGAACACTCCCCATATTGTGCATGCCGAATAGTCTGCGCGGTTAGACTTTTCAAATGCGGTATCCCACGCCATGAGGGTAAAGTCGCAATATGGGGGTGAGTCGCTGTCCCAGATCCTCCACCACTAGCGTTTGACAATGGCGGCGCTCTCGGAAGTTGGGTTTTGTTGGTACTGAGCCTGCCATTTGCTGTTGGGAAGCTCGGATCTTAGGGCAGAAAGCTCCTCATATGACCAAAATTCAGGCCAAAGTGGGTTGTCTGAGGGCAAAAGCGCAGGAAATTCAATCAATTCCCACTCGTCACCCCCTCTTTGGACAGAATCTTTGATTACTCGGCCTGTTAAATCGCGTTTTGACCACCGTGTCATCACGATTACGATTGCCCCGCCGGGCTGTAAGCGTTGTCTCGGGCCGGATGTGTACCACTCATAGACCGTATCAAAGATAGATGGGTCTGCCTCTGCCAGTTTGGCCTCTTGTTCCGAGTGCGGGTCATCAATAATCAGCAGATCGGCGCCCTTTCCCGTCACCGTACCGCCTACGCCAATAGCAAAATACTCTCCGTTGGCGTTTGTAGACCACCTGCCGGCGGCTTTGGAGTCGTGTCTTAACGCGACATTTGGGAAAACCTTGGAGTAGTTCTCGCCATCGACCAGGTTCCTTACCTTTCGTCCAAATCCCACTGCAAGTTCTGCCGTATTGGATGACTGGATGATCTTTTTGTGGGGGAACTTACCCAAGAACCAAGCCGGAAGGAGGTAGGAGGCAAACTCTGACTTTGTGTGCCGCGGCGGCATGTTAATGATGAGACGCTTTAGTTCCCCCTTGGCTACGCGCTCAAAGGCTTCGGCCATAACAGAGTGATGTTTGCCGGCGATGAAGTTTGGCCACATCACTTTCACAAATTCCATGAAGTGCTTTTGGCCGCGCTCACGTTGAATGGCGGCTCCGTACTGTTCTGCTATCTGGGCAAGATGATCTCTTTGGCCATCAGGAAGGCTTTCAATGACCTTCGCCAGTTGGGCGTCCGACATCTTCCCTAACAGCTCAAACAGCTCGTCCTTCATATGATGTCACGCACCTTCAGATAGGAAGGCCGAATGCTTCGCTGCCTTTTATAAGTTCGCTTAAGTAGTCCCATCTCAATCAGGATCTTGATCTTCCTGGCTACGTTGCCTCGTCCCTTTTCCCCGGTGACAAGCATCACATCATCTATCGAGGGTGCAAATCCAAACTTCTTCCACCACTCATCAATAGCGATGTAGATGTTCCGCTGTGCTGGCGACATCTCTTTCCTCACTCGCATAGGCCGTACACACTTACTACGTTATACATACGGTCCCTTTTCACTACCGGGGGGGTGTTTCTATCTCTAACACTGTTATAGATACCAAACTTTTCAACACCCCACCCCCCCCTCATCACTTATTGTGCAATGCAACACACTCTGAAGGGTGTCAAAAAACACGGGGTTTTATCTCTGCTCATTGTGCAGTGCATCACTAACAGTGTTAGAGATAGCTTCGGTTGGAGCTGGGGCTTCGGTGTGGGGGGCGGATTCTGATAGAGATCGGGTGTGGGGAGCGGATTCAACTTGGGATCGGGTGTGTGGATTACTAAGCATAGCGCGGTCGCCTGCGCTCGCGCGCGCGGGGGGCGCCGGGCCGGTGGGGTCGCCATCCTGGCCTTCGCGCTGGGCGTCCGGGTGCCCGTGTGCTGCGCTGTCATCAGCTGGGCTGGGCAAGGTTGCAACGTCCGGCGCCAGGATGGCAGCGGGTTCGGTGATCGTTGCATCCTCAATAGGTGGTTGTTTTGATTCAACAATTTCAGCATCGATGCTGGACGCCTTGAGTGCTTGCCTCAATGTTTCCAGTAGTGCCGCCTTCGCCGTCGCCGGGTCTGTCGTCTTGATGATTTCCCGCCGCTCAGTAAATGCTGCAACCTCCGTGACTGTGCCTAGCAGCTTCAACGCCTGGAGTCGCTGCGCAGGCTGGATGCCAGGATCGATTGCATGTTCGGTCAGCTGCTGGATGACTAAACTACGCAATGCGGCCGGTGTTGCATGTCTCATCGCCTCACTAGCCAGCTGCAAGGCCTCGATCTGCCGGGCGACCGCCGGGTTAGCTGCGAGCCGCTGCCCTTCCAGGCTTTGATGGTGCGGCTTTGCCTTGCTGTCATACGCTTCCCGGTACGCTCCGGCTTTCGTCTTGCCCATCGCCACCCCTTCAGCGAATGCCTTTTGCTTTGCTGTCAGCTTCGTCTGTTTCGCTCCTGCCGCGCCCAGCAGCATCACGTCTACTGGCACCACCTTCAGTGCTTCGGCTACTGTCTTTCGGTTCAGCTTCATCTGTTCAATTGGACGGGTATGGAATGGGAACGCAGCTTACCGCACTATCGCCCTTCGGGCAACGATAGAAAAATATCATCGACTGGCGCGCAGCTGGGCACTTGACATGCAACACATGACAGCGTTAACCTTGTCGTCATGTCTTGCCTTTCAACCCCGAACCATCCGCCCCCGCAAGGGGGAACGGTTCACCTATTGGAGGTTCCTATGTCAACCGCTGCCCTTGATCCTTCCATGTCGGATGACGGCACCATCGATAGCATCGTTGCGCTGCTCTCCGAGGCTGGCCCGGAGTTTCTGATTTATTGCGACGCAGTACCCGGTCTGACAATCGAGATTGCCGACGATCAGATTATCGTCAAGCGCAACGGCGCGCGCACCGCTCTTGTCGCCGCTGATTGTCGGGCTATCTTGACCGCGCCGCTGTTCGATTACCGCTAACCATCGCCTGGAGGACGTAACCATGCCAACCGTTGACCTGCGCCAACCGCGCACGATGTTCGTTGTCTATTTCGAGAATAGTGTTGTCGGGTATCAATTCGCTGCTTCGGAATGGGACGCCATCCAGGCCGTTGTCGGCGACTATGCCCACGACACGACCGGCGCCCGGGACTACCGCTACACCGCACGATCATCAACCCCTTTGGAGGCATAACCATGCTGACCCTTGACTACATCCAGGACCCTGGCCATGGCTGGATCGCCGCTGACCTGCCGATGCTTCATCGCCTCGGGATTGCCGGCACCATCAGCCCCTACTCCTACCGCGACGGTGATCTGTGCTGGCTTGAGGAAGATTGCGACGCGCCGCGATTCATCGCTGCACTCGGCAAGGCTGGCATCCGGTACCGGATCGTCGAAACGCACACGCGCGGCGACGCCTGGATTCGCCGCTTGCCCCGCTTCGAGGTGGCAG